GTTCTTGAACACGTTCATTCAAAAGCTTTTGAAGATTGTGTATCTCTTGTTGCTTTTGGTTTAGTTTCTCTAGTGTAAAGCTTGTAGCTTTTGTCATACTTTCTCCTTTCTAAATTGATGAAGTTTAACGTTTAGTTTGTCGTAATAAAGTATATCGTGACCATTGATAGACCAGTTGGTCATGTCAAATACATCGGACTTGTTCTTGTCTAACGATGTAATAGTTACGACAGACTTTGGATCAGTATTGAATTGCAAACTCCAACTGACCCACTTGGTGTTGTCATCTCTTGGTCTACCTAACATACGCACTAAGTTCTCGTATGGTTCTTTAAGTTTACCCAAGAAAGTAGAACCCACTGATATGATATGCATATCGTTGTGGGTTACAACGTGTAGGTTATCCCATTTTCTAATTGGCATAATGTCTCCTTAGAATACTAAAAATATTAGCATCCAATACAAAGTTAATATTGTGGATACCACTATGATGCCCATCTTAATCAGTTCAATCATAGTTACACATCCCTTGGTTCGAAGTAGCTAGGAAGAATTTCTTCTCCCTCTTTGGATTTATATTCACCATCATGAAACCTACCAGAATCTAGGTAGTCTTCATAAAAGTCTATAGCTTTCTCAAGTATCTGAGTTGGTAAAAGTTTTTTCCATTTAGGAAATAACTTACAAGCTACTCTTATAACTTCAAAAGATAATTCATTCTCTGTCTTATCTGATTGATTAGCCATAGCTTGATGATACTCTTGTAGGACATTGATTAAAGAACCATAGTCCTCTAAGAAAGTATCTTGTTGTTGCTCATACCAAGCATCGTTTCCAATGTGTGACATAGTGTCGTCTCCTTTTCGGTGTGGGTTATATCACCTAACTATCACCGAGTTATAGTTAGGCTAGTGGGATAGTGCAACAAAGGATTCACAACACACTACCCCACTAGACTAACTATGATATAATTAATCTAGCGAAAGTCAATCAGTCTTTCAGTTGGTCGATGTTCGAGTTGATAGAAGAACAGTATCCCTCAATGTTTTTCACTTCGGAATCTATACCATCGCAAGTCACATAGACATCATGAATCTCATCTCTGATCTCTGTCTGACCATCGTTGACCTTAGAGTATAATTCATTTACTCTGTCATCAATGTCTTGTAACTTCATTTCAATTCGACCGATAGCATCAAATATATCTGATACCTTATCGCCCAATGTTTCTAGTTCCACTATGCTACCTCCTTTTTGAACATTTGTTTAGCACTCTCAAGAGTAAACTTGTAGGTCTTACCATTGCTTTTCTTTTCCATTAGTATTGGATAGTCTCTAGCTTTACGATTGTATCCTACAAGTATCCACTCTGGATGATCCTTGTTAAGGTCAAGTCCACAGTAGTCTGCAAACTTCTCAAGTGCTACTCTCTCTTCACTCTTAGCACCCTTGATAGTTACTTCAAGTTTGAATGTAGCTTTTGAGTCGTTGTAGCTACAGTT